TTGGAAATATTTGAATGACCCAACAATGAGAGGTGGATTACCTACAGGTGCAGGGTCAGGTAGAGTTAATGGACTTTTAGTTCCTGCAGGTTCTACTTCAGTATATGACCAAATCCTTGGTAAAAACGCTAAGAGACCATTCTTGCACGTTAGATATAGAGCTTCTGAAACTGAAGACAGACGTTACAAGACTTGGATTACAGGTTCTGCAGGTGGAGCAGAAACTTCTAGCTTAGATGCTATGGAGGTTCACTTCCTATCTGAAAGAGCAGTATGTACTTTAGGTGCAAACAACTTCTTCTTATTCCAAGAGTAAGCAGATATTTAATAGGGGAGTGTCTTTGAAGACACTCCCTTTTTTTAAACTTTAATTTAAATTTAATACAATGAAAAAAAAGACGACAACTGTTTATGTTGATAAGCAGTATAAACTAACAAGAGATGTAGCACCTCTTTCTTTTATGCTACCAACAAGACATTCAAGAAGATTTCCTTTATTACATTTTGACGAGAGCACAGGTGAGAACCGTGAACTTAGATATGCTAGAAACCAAAAGTCACCCTTTGTTGATAAACAAGACGGTAATGCTTTGCTAGAACCTGTAATATTTGAAGATGGATTTTTGTTTGTTAGAAAAGAAAACCAAGTACTTCAACAATTTCTACATTATCATCCTTTAAACGGAACTAAGTTTGTTGAGGTAGATAAATCTAAAGATGCTGCAGAAATAGTAGACCAACTTATGATTGAAGCAGATGCTTTAGTCGAAGCTAAGAAACTATCTCTTGAGCAATTAGAGAATGTATGTAGAGTTTTGTTTAATACGAATGTAGATAAACTAACTACTGCAGAAATGAAAAGAGATGTTTTAGTTTTTGCTAAGAACAATCCTCAAGATTTTCTAGATATTTGTAGCGACCCTGAATTAAAGATTATGGGTATGGTACAATCATTCTTTGATAAAGGGCATTTAGCTTATAGAAAAAGTAAAAAGGAAGTATGGTATAACACCCCAACTAATAAAACTAAAATGCTTAATGTACCATTCGGTGCTGATGGTTTAGATTTAGTTGTTTCTTATTTACAATCAGACGAAGGTATTGACGTACTTAAACACCTCGAAACACTATAATATAATATTGTATCTTTGTGGTTTAGTGCTTACACCACGAAGGTGTAGGTTTTTTTACTAACCTTAAATTATTTATTATGTTAAAGTATTTAGAATTTGAAACTGAAACCGGAAAAGAACTTGTAGCTTGTGATGCTATTTTAAATGTCCAAGTAGCAACAAGTCAACTAGCGTACATTCAGTTAAAAGGTTCAAATTATAGAATCGAAGTTAAAGGAAATGATTTGACAAGTGGTTTTCAAGAAGTTGTTAATGAGGCTCTTTTTATAGCTGCCACAACAAATTGGATGAAACCGATTTCAAAGGTTGTGTTTGAAGGAGATTATTCAGACGTAAGCCTTAAGAGTTTAGATTTTCAGTGTATTAGTTGTACTACACCTCAAGGTTAAACTTAAATCTACCTAACTAAAAGCGAGACCTCTTCATTTTGAAGGGGTCTTTTTTTTTTAGTTATCTTTGTACAAAAGATTACAGATGATAAATTCAGTAAGACAAACAGTGATGTCCATTCTGAATAAAAATAATTACGGATATATATCTCCGTCAGATTTTAACTTGTTTGCAAAACAAGCACAGTTAGATTTATTTGAAACATATTTTTATTCATACAACTATCAGTTGCAGAAAGAAAATGCAAGACAGTCAGGAACGGGATATGCAGATATAACAAAGGGATTAGAGGAAGTTATTGATACTTTTTCTGTCACATTACCTTTGTTGAATGCAGGTGGGAATAATTATTTTTTACCATCTTTAACAACTACAAGTAATGATTATTACTTAATAAATAAAAACCTAGTACATAATAATGTAATAGTTTCCGGAACAACTGATGGAACAGTAGGTGGTCAAAATGCTATTGTTGACGGTTCGGCTACGTTTACAACAGATGGTATTTCAGTAGGAGATATTGTTGGAATAACTATAGCAGGAGTAACTTATAATTATACTGTTCTAAATATAGTGAATGACACTACTATTCAAACAAGTGGTAACAACATTAACGTACAACCGCTTTTATATTCTATTTATAAAAAAGGAGATATAAAAGAAGCAGAAAAAGTTACACACACTAAGATAACAATGCTTAACAATTCAATATTGACTAAGCCTAATTTAACATATCCTGCATATACTCAAAACGGATTGACTGTTGAAATCTATCCTGATACAGTAAGTAATGTAGGGCAATTGGTTTCTCAATATATAAGATTTCCTTTTGCACCTAAGTGGACATATGTTACTTTAACTAATGGAGAACCTGCTTTCGATGAGACTGCAGTTGATTATCAAGACTTTGAACTACCAAACGATGACGAGGTAAATTTAGTTATGAAGATACTTCAATATGCCGGAATGAGTATTAGAGAAATTCAAGCAGTTCAATTTGCAGGGAGTGAAGAGGCACAAAGCGAACAACAAGAAAAATAATTATGGCATATATAAACGATTATCAATATTATGAAAATAGCGGTGCAAATCCTGAAGATGCTAATTGGGGTTCATATCAATATGTTTCATTAGAAGATATTGTCAACAATTTTATGTTGATGTATACAGGAAACCATAGTATTGTAAACAACGAAGAAAGGTACAAAGTATTATTCCACGCAAAAAGAGCAATACAGGAATTAAACTATGATGCTTTCAAAGAAATTAAAATTTTAGAATTAAGTGTATGTGACACACTTAGATATGTTTTACCTAACGACTATGTTAATTGGGTAAGGATTTCTATGTATAAAGATGGATTGTTATATCCATTAAGTGAGAACATACAAACCAATTGGTCTTCTGCATACCTACAAGATAGTGACTGTAGAATTCTTTTTGATATAGATGGCAACGCATTAAAACCTCAACATTCAGATTTAGACTATGATAGAATTTACGGTGGTAAAAGGTCTATTTATCTAAATGCAAACTCTCCTTATAATGGTAAGGAAGGATATTATTGTGACGGTGAATGGTTTTTTGAGTATGGTATTGGTGCTCACTACGGATTAAATACGGAGACTGCCAACGCTAATCCTACCTTTAAGATTAATCCAAAAGGTGGTGTTATTAACTTTAGTTCAGGAATGGCAGGAGAACTCTGTGTATTAGAATATGTATCTGATGGTATGGAAAATGGTAACGATAGTTTAGTTACTGTAAATAAATTATTTGAAGATTATATCTATGCCGCAATTGAGTTTGCAATACTTGGCTCCAAGGTTGGTGTGCAAGAGTACATTGTGACTAGACTGAGAAAGCGTAAATCAGCATTGCTTAGAAACGCAAAAATCAGAATAAGTAATATACACCCCGGAAGACTCTTAATGAATATGAGGGGTAGAGATAAGTGGATAAAATAATATGGCGAACACGACAAGAAATTTTACTCAAGGAAAAATGAATAAGATGGTGGATGAACGTCTTGTCCCTAATGGGCAGTACGTTGATGCACTTAATGTTCGTATGGGTTCTACTGAAGGTTCTGAAATAGGAGTAATAGAAAATTCAAAAGGTAATCAGCAATTAACTTCTTTAAAGTATTTAAATAGTTCATTAAGTAATCAAGCTAAATGTATTGGTGCTTTTGAAGACGGTGCTTTTGAAACTATGTATTGGTTTGTTCACGACCCTAATTTTGGAGGACCCGGAACACTAACAAATATAGTTGATTTAGTTGTTTCATTTAATACAGAAAGTCAGCTTTTAAGATATCACGTTATTAGTATTGGTGACCCACTAGACAACACAAAGACCACATTAAATTTTGATTCAGAACATTTAATAACAGGAGTAAATAAAATTGAAAATTTATTGTATTGGACAGACAACTATAATCCTCCAAGACAAATAAATGTAACTAAAAACTATCCAAATCCTGTTGGACAACTTGATGCATTTAGTGCTGAAGAATTATTGGTGATTAAAAAACCACCCGTTCAATGCCCTTTTGTAACACCGTTAGCAACTTCTAGTCAAGATAATTTTCTAGAAGACAGGTTTGTTTGTTTTGCTTATAGATACAAATATGCTGACGGAGAGTATTCAGCTACATCACAGTTTTCGGAACCAAGCTTTATTCCTAATGCTTTTAGATATGATATTAGTACTGCATTAAATTCAGGTATGCTAAATAGCACTAATGCTGCTACTATAAGATATAACTCAGGTGGTCCTCTAGTAAAAGAAGTAGACATTCTTTTTAAGGATATGAATAATTCAACGATTAAAGTTATTGAATCATTAAATAAAGAAGAAGTAGGTTTAGCAGATGACACCGAATACAACTTTAGCTTTAACAATAGTAAAATATTTACAATACTACCTTCGTCTGAGATTTTAAGATTATATGATAATGTACCTCATTTAGCACAGGCTCAAACAATGATGGGTAACAGACTAATGTATGGTAACTATTATGAGCAATATGATTTAAAGAGAGATGAAGTTCCTACAAAATTTGAGTATACTGTCTCAACCGCAGAAGAATCTATAGGTAGAACAGATTTGGAGGGTTTAACGGCTACGGGTAATTATAGTGTTAATGGTGCACAATCAATACAAAATAGTGTTATTGAAGTAAACTTAGATGGTTTAGATTTAATTACAGGTGCTACTTTAAATATATTAGTTAGGTTTGAACACAATAGTTGGACAGGACAGGCTCCTTTTCCGGCTGATACAACTCAAGAACAAAATATAGAATTCACATATATACTTCCTCAAAATTTTAATTCAGTATATGATTTAGCGACCTCTGTTGATTTTGCTGAAAAGATAGGTACTACAATTAATATACAAACAGTTGATAATGCTTGTAACGGAACAACATTAACAGACTTGTTTAACTGTGTAATTTCAAATGAACTATCAGGATTATTTAAATATGAAAGTGGTATAAGTGCTACCGGTCAGCCTATAGAAATTATTACAAGTCCGGGGTCAACAAGTATAAAATTACAATTACCGGCTATGTCTTTTGTAGACGACCCTACAGGTGTAGCTATTACACAAACAGTTTGGGAGTATTATAAAATAAATTTAGTAGATGCGGTATATCAAGAGTTAGGAGACCCATCAAGTTTACATAGTAATAGAGGCTATGAGGTTGGTATAGTTTATATGGATGAATTTAACAGAGCAACATCAGCACAAGTTAGTTTAAATAACAACGTGCACATACCTTGTTCTGCATCAGAATTTAAAAATACTATTAGTGTAAATATACCAACGGCACAACTCGCACCAAGTTGGGCAACTAGATATAAGTTTGTTATAAAACCCGACAAGGAAGTATATAACACAATATACTCTCAATTCTTTTTTAGAGACCCTGCTAGTGGTGCAGACTACTTTTTATTAGAAGGTCAAAATTCTCAAAAGATAGAACTTGGAGATGAGTTAATTGTAAAAAGAGATACACAAGGTCCAAGAGATAATTGTACATATACAACAGTTCTTGAGAAGGATGCTAAAACAAAAGACTTTTTAGACCCTGCACCTATTGATGTAAATGGTAATGAAATACCTGTACCTGCCGGTACTTATATGAAATTAAGGGCAAATAATTTTTCTACTGAAGTAGGAGATTTACCGGTTGTTGACTATGGAGAAATGAATAGTGAAGGTAGTGGTTGTAGGTCTGTTAACTACCCTGTAGATACAGAGGACCCAAATAATGCCGGTTCTTATATAGATTATACTTTACCTGCAGGAACTAAAGTAAACATAAAACTTAGAAGTTATAGAAGAGGTAATGAAGACTCTCTGTTTGGAAATGTTTCAAAAAAAATATGGTCAGTTGACACCACTTTTACTGCATCTCAAGAGTATGCTAATTTTAAATCTTGGTTTGAAGGAGATAATATTGCAGGTGCATTATCAGGATTAGCAAATGATGAAGGCACAGGGGTTGACGGTCCTAATTATAGTAACAACTATCAATCTGCAAGTAATAGACCTTGTAGTGTTGGTAATGTTTACACTAACTTTTATCAATCCGGAGGAAGAACATATTTTGTTTTTAAAGCATCTAAAGGTTATAGTGGTAGTAAAAAGAATTCAAGAGCAAGAGTACAAATTGAAGTTATTAGAGCAAGTGGATTAACTGTTTTTGAAACACTACCTCAAGATGCTGCACCTGATTTATGGTATGAGTCTTCTGAATCTTATGCAGTTAACCCGGCAACAGGTGAACATTCAGGTAATGTACAAGACCAAGTTATTGCAACAAACACTCCTGCTATTGTTAAAACTGCATTTTTTAATTGTTACTCTTTTGGTAACGGTGTAGAAAGTTGGAAGGTTCAAGATTCAATTATTGGTAAAGAATTGGTATTGGGTAACAGAGCATTTACAACAACGGCTCAAGACTATAGAGAAGAGCATAGATTTGCTGATATAACTTATAGTGGTGTATACAATGCAGAGTCCAACATAAATAAACTAAATGAGTTTAATGCAGGACTGTTAAACTTTAAGGCTTTAGAACAGTCGTTTGGTCCTGTCCAAAAATTATTTGCTAGAGAAACAGATATATTAACGCTACAAGAAGATAAAATATCTTATGTATTATCGGGTAAGAATTTACTTTCAGATGCTGCAGGTGGAAGTGCATTAACCTCTGTACCTGAAGTTTTAGGAACACAAATAGCTAGAATAGAAGAGTATGGTATAAGCCACAACCCTGAAAGCTTTGCTCAATATGGTCCTGATAAATATTTTACTGATGGAAAGCGTGGAGTTGTTTTACAACTTACAGGCACCTCAGCACAAAACGAAAGACTTAAAGCTATATCTGCTGATGGTATGAGACCTTGGTTTAGAGATTTGTTTAATGATAGTTTGTTTACTCAGAAGTTAGGAGGATATGATACTTATATGAATGAATTTGTATTAGCTTCTAATTGCACTGCAATACCGCAAGATATTGAGTGTACTCAATGTGGTATAACACAACAAGTTCTTTTGCAAACTCAAAAAGAAATATTTTCATATTGTGTAGATGTAGGTGAAACTATAGGAACAGTAGATATTGATTATACAGTAGATGCTTCTACCTTGGTAGGAAATTTTAAAATTGATGCTGAATATGGATTACAAAATGTTACTACAGGAAATGTTACTACAGGAGGTACTTTAAGTTTTAATAAAAACTTAATATTAAATCAAGAAGCACAAATAACAATACAAACGACAGGGTATGCTTCTATTACATTAACTGTTAACTGTCCTCAAGCTGATATAATTACTATTAAGTTAATACACTTAAATAGTGATGCTGATACAGGTTTAACTATACACGATGAATACCGTTGGGTTGATGGAGCATTTATATCTCCTCTTCAATCTGAAGAAGTTACAATGGTTGGTGGTACTTATCCTATTGTTTCTTTATATGAAGATATAACAGGACCACAAGGTGGTGGTGTTATACCAACAAATGGTTCTACTGTTACAATGTTTTCAAATAATATTGGAGCAGATGATTATGTATTTAATGCTGCTCAAGATGATTTTAAATATTTAAGAACAGATACTTTATATGGTAATAATTCTGCCGATATTTTAGCATTATTAGGAGCCTCTTCACAGGCTACTCCAATTGTTCCTCCTGCAAATGGTAATACTGCATATTCTGCAGACTTTATAATGCCTAACACAGGACAGTATTTATATCTAATTTGGGACTTTAGAACAAGCACACCATTAGATTTATGTTCAGGAGCATCACCAACAGAAGCTTGTTGTAATTGTGAGGGGACTCAACCTTCAGTTACAAAATGGGGATTATCAGATTGTGACACAGGAGATTTAAGAACTATTGAAGACCCTAATGATTATTATAGTGTAGGAGATGTGGTTCAATATCAAACTACTCCGGGAGGTACAATAAGATGTGGTGAGATTTTAGCATTCTCTCTTTTAACTCCTGATGCTACGCTTTACGGGACCGGTGTATCATATGTTTGTGGTGACACAACGCATTGTAATATTCCTGACCCAAGTGGAGTTAGTTGTACATCTTATACTTTATCTACATCTTCACCTCAAGCACAAAGCTTTTCATACACTGCGTGTGATGGAACTTCAGCAGGTGGAGCAATAGGTGGTGTAGGAGGATATGACCAAGAAACAATATGTGCACAAACAGGAACGGTAAATCCGGGATTAAACGCAATAGGAACAAATGGTTCTTGTTAAAATATAAATATAAATTATGCCAACAACATATTACTTAGACGGAACAACACTAACAAACTCAACATCTATATTTCAAGATGCGGATTTAACTATTTGTGCAGCAGATGGGTTTTATTCAGATGGTGTTATTAGTAGGGAGTTATCTAATTGTGTTTTACTTCCACAACAAGCTTGTGGTACTTGTGCTCAACCTTGTGATGGGACTATAGCTGCATCAGGAGACCAAGGTGTATTTATTGTTGATATTGATTTAGGAGGAACAAGCACTGATACAGGAGCGGCAATAGTAACATTTAATCCTGCAAGTATTCCTGATGGTATTATAGTAACTTATGATAGTTCAAGCTATAATAAATTAGTTTCAGCAAGTGAGGGTGTATTACAAGCAAACAATTCAGGTGTTCCTGATTTAACTGTTCCAACCTTTGTTGGTCGTATAGGTAGTCAGACAAATTGTAATGGAGGTAATCCGGGAGCAATAGAAGGTACCTATACTTTAAATGAAGATGAATATATAGGTGGTGCATTTGTTCCTACAGGAAACCAACAAACTATTACTGTTACTTCTGTAGGTAATCAATTAACAACTAATGCTCCGGGTAATTGTATTATGGTAATACCAAAACCAAGTCCTTCCCCAACGATTATGCAGATGCAGATTTATGGACCTTGTGGTTCAACAGGGTGGACTATAGGAGTACAATGTCCTACTGCACTTACTAGCTTTCAGGGAAGCACTACAACTCAAGATTTACAATGTAATCTAAATCCTTCCCAAAGTTATTATCACGTTCCAATAAACGGAACCGCAACAAACCCTGCATTATACGATATGATATTCATTGATGAAAATGGTGTTACACCTGCTTCAGATGGATTTATAAATTTAGTTGGCGACCCACATCCTTGGATTCAAATTCAAAATGGGGTTGTAACAAACACAGGAACTTGTGTTCCTAATGGATATAGACTACAAGAATGTTGTGACGGAGATTTATATATGGCATCAAATTCTACTTACGGAGGATTTAGTGTAGGTGATGTAGTTCAGTTTAAAGAAGGTGCTCAAGGTACAGGAGGAGAGAAATGTGCGACAGTAGTGGCTTTAATAAATAGTGCTACCTTTGATTCAGTAATTCAATCCGGTGTTGCTTACGCTTGTGACGACACAGTTCATTGTCCGGTTTGTCCTTAAAAAAATAAAATATGGCTTCACAAAATAATTGTACTTATACTATATCATACGACCCGGGAGTTCAAGGATTCCCTTCGTTTTATTCTTATATTCCTGATTTTATGATGGGAATGAATAGTTACTTCTATACGTTTTATAGAGGTAATCTTTACCGTCATAACACTAACGAAACTAGAAACCAATATTATGGTGTAAATTATCCGGCTAAACTTCAATCAGTTTTTAATGAACAACCATTAGAAAATAAACTATTTAAAACTTTAAATCTAGAAGGAGATGATAGTTGGGGAGCAATTATAACAAGTGACCAACAAGATACAGGCTATATAGAAGCAGATTGGTTTGAAAAAAAAGAAGGAGACTTTTATGCATTTATTAGAAACTCGGGACAATCAGATGTGTCTCCTGCAAATCCTAACCAATATGCATTAAGGTCATTAAATGGTATAGGTTCTAGTCAAGACATAGTAGTTGTAGGAACCGAGACCACTGTATCTTTTTCAACAGTAGTATATTTAGGTAACATAATTTCTATTGGAGATATGGTTTATTTTGGACATCCTAATCCATCTCTTTTAGGTAGAGTAACTGCTATAAATGTAGATTTACCGGCAGGAATTAATGAAATTGTTTTGGATAATACCATAGTCGGAGCCGTACCTGCACCCACTACCACAGAGTATATTTTGTATATTAAAAATTCTGTTGCTGAATCACACGGTATTTTAGGACATTATGGTGTGTTTACTTTAACAAATAATAATACAAGTAAAATAGAGTTATTTTCAGTTGAGTCTGAAGTAATGAAATCATTCCCTTAAAATTAGTATCTTTGCTACAATATGGATGAAGTTCAAATAGTA